CGATTCTCGGCGTTACCCGAATCTCAAACCCTGCCTGGTTCACGTTTACGGCGGCCGGGAAATGCTCAGTTACGATAAGCGGCCCGGTTGTGCCCGTGGACGTGGTAGTAATGAAGTACCCCCTGACTTCCCCCACCGCAACGGTAAAAGTAAATACCTTCTGCGGCTGGTCGTACCGTTTGCCACCCTCCGCTGTCTGACCAGTCTGTTCGGTCCAGTCAGCGGGCGCAAGCGTAATCCGGGCGTAGCCTCCGCCGGACACCTCGGTAATGTCCGTCATTACGGCACCTTCCACAGGTTGAGTCGCGTTGGTGTAAAGTCCGAGGAATAAAGCCGTGTTCTGCGCGGCGTTCCGCAGGTAGATATCGCCGATATTCTTTTCGCCTCCGTCATGGAACCTTGACATTTAAAAGCCCTCCTTAATTTATAATATTATCATTTGCGACGCTACCGTCACCACGTCCGGAGTGACGGCGTAGGCGAATGGGTCGGGGCAGACAAAATCAACCGTAAAAAGCCCCTGGAAGGCAGTTATCTCCGTATCCAGGCTCCCGCCGGCATAAGTAGCGTTATAAAATCTGTCCGGCGTTCTGTCAAAAATAAGCCGCTGCGTTCCCCGGAGCGGGTTCAGCCAAGCGCGGACAGCCTCAAGCCGGGTATGCAGTTCAGCAATAGTACTCGCCGCCAGCCAGCACTCAAGCTGCAGGCTGCGCTCGCTTAAGTCCGGTAGCATCCTAAGCGCCCCGTGCCGTCCAGGTAGGGTGATCACTTTGTCGCGGGTGCCAGGCAGAACGGATATCGGAGATTTCAACAGCCGGACGTGGTAAGCGGTAGAGTGTTCCCCAGCGAATAAAAAATCGCTCATACTACCGGCCCCCTCTTGCCCTGATACCGGCCTGGATGTCCCTTTGTAGCAGGCGGCTTATTTTTTGGATGTCATCATCCGAGCGCACGGTCATATTCTGGACAGTAAACAGCGGTCCGTGGTAAGCCGAGATGCCGGGAGCGGCCATCGCCGCACCTGCTACCGCCGCCTGCGGCATTACCGCGGCTCCATAAGCCAGGTTCGGGGATAGCTCCGGAACCGGTATTCTCGCCATGGCTCCAAAGTCCGTTCTCAAAGTTTTAAGCAAGTCGTGGGACGTATCCATGATCCGCCCCATCGCCTCTTCCAGGTATGAAGGAGAACTTATCCCTAAGCCCTTTTTAAACCCTTCCCATAGCGCGTTTGCCGCGTCCCTCGCCGCACGAGCAAGGTTACGAGCGGCCCTGGAGATCGTGTCCCTCAGGTTCATCAGGGAGTCCCAAACAAGCGACCCCAACCCGGATACAATACCCATAAATGCATTTACAGCAGCGGTTGCAATCCCTCCCATAGTAGATGCTAATGTTGTGCTTATCTGCATGATCCGCCCAGGGAGTTGCACGATGAACCCCCATACCCGGCCGGGCAACTCAGAAAAAAATCTTAGTGTTTCAGTTATCGCGTTGCTGACAAGAAAGATCATCCGTTCCCGCATGGTTGTAAAATGCGTTACGACCCCGGTCTTGAGCGTTTCGAGAAATGCGCTGATTCGTTCGGGCAATGTCTTAAACCACTCAATCGCACCTGTGATTCCCTCGATGACGAGCCTGAGCATCGTGCCGATACCAAAACCGATCCAGTACGGAATTGTTTGTGTGGCAAGCTCCGTCAGGTATTCCCCGATACGTTGAGGTAGTGAGGCAAACCACTGGACGGTATCCTCGACCCACGCGGCAATCCCGGCGCCCATGTTTACAAAAAATGTCTTGACGCCCTCCCACAGCCCGAGGAAAAATGCTTTGACCGTTTCCCAATGCTTCACCAGAAAGTATGCTCCCGCTGCTACGGCGGCCACTGCGGCGATGATCAGGCCGATGGGACCAAGCAGGACAGCAAAGACGGCCTTAAGGCCAAGCATAACCTTGGCTAGAAGCCCGGCCTTGGTTGCGTTGCCGAGGAAGAATACTTTCGCTTTAGCCAATGCACTTTTCATCGTAGCTACACCGGTCGCAATTTGCCCCACGGCCATAAACAGAAAGCCTAGGCCCATAAGCAGTGGGCCAACGGCAGCGGCGAGGCCGCCGACAATTATTATCAATCGCTTTGTTTCGTCGTCCATATCCGCAAACCGCTTTAATAGCGGAATCAGTATTTCCATAAGACTGCCCAGCGTTGGTAGAAGAATGTCCCCGATAGTCTGGCCGGCGACTTCCAGGGCTGTGATCATCTGCTGCCACGTGAAACCTGCTTCATTTACGCCTTCAGTGACTTCTGCAAATGCCTCGTCAGTAGTTCCGGCATAGCCTTGCATATCGAGTAGCCGCTGGCTAAAGATATCTGCCTGGCCGCCGGTGAGCGCCAGGACCCCGACACCGGCTTCAACCTGCCCCCACAGCCCGGCGAGCTGTTCTTTGTTACCGCCGGTCTGAGCGGCCAGGCCCTGGAGTACTCCCTGCAGCCCCAGTGACTCAAGCGCCAGTGTACCGGATTCATACCCCATAGCGGCCAGGGCAGCCTGCATTTCCTTTGACGGGTCCATCAGGCCCTGGAGGACGCCGCGAAGCTGCGTGGACACTTCCGCCGCACTACCCGTGACACCGGTCAAAGTCGCCATCGTCGCGAACAGATCTTCCATGCTGACCCCCATCGCGGAGGCAAGAGGGGTGACTCTACCGATAGAGCCGGCCAGCTCTGGGAAGGTCGTCTGCCCTAACCTTACTGTCAGCAGCGCCAGGTCACCGGCCTTCGCCACCGCTTCCGCTGACGTATCCCCATACCCCTTTGTCACTGCGGAAGTAAGCGCAATGGCCTCCTCGGTGGTGGCCATACCCGTGGCTGCTGCACGAGTATTTATCTCAAGAATGTTAGCCGTATCAGCCGTATCACCGAAAGCGGAAATAACCTGGTACAGACCGCGGGCCAAGTCCCCGGTCCGCCTGCCGGTTTCAATGGCCATGTCCTGAACTGCCGTTTTTAGCTCCTCTACCCGCTGCGTGTTGCCGGGTATTAGAGTCGCTACGTCCGCCATCGCAGCGTTGAAGGTCATAGCTGTATGTGTTGCCGCCGTTGCTATCCCGACAATAGGCAGGGTGACTCCCATGGTCAGGGACTGCCCCATGCCGGATAAACGATCGCCTATAGCCTGGAATCCTTCGAAACGCTTCTCCGTCGCTTTGATCTGCGCTTCGGCGTCACTTAAGCCTTGTCTGAGCTCGTCCATTCTGACGCTTATCCGTACCCATAAATCACCAACGTTCACAGTCAATCACCACCCTGTCCCGCCGAGCAGCGGTTATTTCCAACTCATCAGCTCATTTATCGTCAGCCGCTCATAGGATTTTGCTCTGTGCTCTGTGCCTGAATGTATTTTGATATGCACCTCGGATAGTGCAACGAGACGCCGGGGCGTACACCGCCAAAATTCAGGATCACTCATGTTCAACGTCACTGTGCCCAAGTAGTACAGCCATGGCCAATCCCACCCGCCGCCTACTCCGGCGGGTGGCTTAAGTTTTTTTCGTTTTTTCCAGGGCTAGGCATCGATTGAGTCAGCGCTTTGTTTACAAGCTCTACCATTCCTTCTAGATTCGCAAGGCCAAGGAGTTTGCCCACGTCCTTAGGTGTCAAGTTCTCATCATCATGCAGCAGCCCGGCCCAAATTACATCTCGGAGAGCCTTGACTTTCCCCTTCCCCAGCGCATCAAATACAGTGTCTAAACTGCCGTACTCCTCCTCCAGGCTGGCAAATGCATTAAGGTCAAACAACAGCCTGCGCTCCTTGTCCAAAACTACATCTACAAATTTAGGCCGAATATCAATCAAGTTGCTCAAAAATATCCCTCCAAAGTTTTAGGGGACAGCCGTAACCGCCGCCCCCTATCCTAATCAAATCGGATATTTAAAGCTTTAAGCAATCGGTGTCGCTGTTTCGTTAATCATTATATCGAACCAGCTGCTGTTGCTGATGGCAGGTATTGCAACGCCCTTGAAACTGACCATACTAAAGCTGCCATCCGCGCCCTGCGCCTCGAAACTCGGCGCCTCGGTAGCTCTTACCTTGTAAAGCACTATATGCGCATCTCCTGCCCCAGTGCCGGTATACAGCCAGCGACCCTGGATTCGGAAATAACCCGGCATGGCGTCCGTTCCTCTTAGCGCATAAGTTTGACGCTGATTGGGCGTGGTCCCGGTAAGCGTTACAGCTCCGCCCATTATGACCCGTATTGCGTCAAGTGACAGTTCAGAGCACTCAATTTCTGTTTCAACCTTGGTTACTTTGCTCCAGACGTCCAGCAGCATGTTATCACCGAACAGTTCCTTGCTTTCCATCACGGGTGTAAGCCCGATCTTCACGATGCCCGGCAGATCGATTGAGGCGCCGTACGTCGGAGCACCTCCGGTATCAGCGGTCAGGGGCGATATTCTCGCGTCCTGGAGCTCAAGAATTCGTACAATCCTGGTTAGAGACATTCAATTCACCTCCATATTTTTAGAGTTCGAAAACGCCTACGGTTACTGAAGTGACACCGGAATAAGTAACTGCGACCATACCGGCGTCGTTGTTGAACCTCTCGATCGGGAAGGGACCGATCATCCGCTCCCCGCCGTTAGGCACGACAACAGCCAGATCGTGCTGAAATCCGAAGTTGCAGGTTCTGGCCGAAACGATTGTTGCTGTTATACTTGCCCCGCCGGCGTTCCTGACGTGGAGCATCACCCTGCCGTTATTGGCAAACGTATTGCCGCCGCCGGCCGCCGCAACATAAGTCGGGCCTATGCCGGCAGGGG